TAGAAGGACGATATCTTCCATAAGCATGAGGCCCCGGTCCTTCATATTTTACCTCAATTGATGATCTCTCTGCACCAGTATTTGATTGAAATTTCAAGCCTGAAAGACTTTGTATTGTATCAAGAAAAGTCTTAGTAACTTTTACAAGTGCAACAATTGCTGCAGCTGTTTGTATCTTTGTGATCTTAGAATTAGGAGATGTAAATGGCATTGCAGAATTATAAGTTGATCCAAAACTTTTAATGTTATTTGCATTAGGGTCATTAGGAACTATATAACCCTTACCCTCTCTAGTTGATCTACCAAGTCTACCATGTGTTGGAAATCCTTTTGCATTCATTGCCCTAAGTGTCGATATATCTCTCTTAACATAGCCTTCTTCGCTAAAATTGTTAATCATAGCAGAATTACTGTCTTTAATTTCAGATTCTAAATCATTAATGCCTGCACTATCACCAGGAGAATCACCGTTGTCAAATCCAGTTGACTTTAAAAGCAAGCTTGCACCTATTTCTTTTAAATTTGACAACGTGACCCTGTTGATGTTTTTTTCAAAATGTCCCATCTTTATTTGGCTTGTAACAGTCCCAGTTTTTGTAGGCGAAGATGGGTTTTCTAAATCTGTGACTGACGTATTTTTAGGTACAAATGCATTGCCGTTTATAGTATTGCTAAAACGATTGTAATTTTTAAGTATATTTTGTGTAGACTTTACAATGATATTATCCTCGCCTGGAGGATTCACTAAAGTTTCGCCGTAACTGTTGCCTACTTTACCTTCAATATCTTGTAAGTTTAATCTTGCTGTTCCCGGGGCACCTGTCTTATCTACAATGTCTTGCAGTGTATGTTCATCACTGTAATGTTTTGCACTATCAGAGTACATGTTTAACTGAGTATACCCTTCTGAACCTTGAGGAGTAAAGACATTTTCTGCGCCTTGCTCATCAGGTGTAACTAAAGCATCACCTCGAGCTGTAGGAGCAGCTCTCTCGTTCCCAGGTTTGATCTTAAATTCATTAGAAGATTGATCTACTATAAAACTAAGGTAGTCACCTAAAAGTCCCGCAGATTCATCATCTAAATCAAGAAATGGCTTATTTAAGCCAGGTTCAACACCTAAGTCATCGCCCTCTTGTATAGCGTCGCCTCCAGTGTCTATGTTGTAGCTTATCGAATCTTGTGTAACCCCAAGATGGTTTGTCAAAAAGTCTTTAAGTGTCTTTCTCGTTGTCATCAGATTTCTCATCAAAAGTTTGGTCTATAATATCTATCACATTCTCTCTAAACTCTGTACTCTCTATCATTTTTTTCATGATATCATAAAGTCCATCAAAGTTTTTAGCTGTCTCATTGCAAACTTTCTTTACTTCTACTTGCTCTTCTTCATTAAGTTCCCATTCTTGGAAAAACTCTTCTAAATGCTTTATTAAATTATCACTCATTATTATGCTGCTCCTCCTACTTCATCAGTAAGGACTGTTGGGATTTGTCTACCGTTATTGACTTCTGTTACTGTTTTAAACAAAACATCTTTATCAACTTGCGCAACTACTGTTGTATTAATTACACTGCCTGCATCAATTTTTGCAACAATCTTGGCTGCTAGATTTTCTATACCTGTAGTGATTTTAGTAAGTACATTGTCTCTTTCTTTTTTAATGAATATCTGCTGTTGTTCAATTTGATCAAGTTTATTCATTGTTGCGTCGTTTACAACAGTATTTACTGTTGCTGTTAACTGTGGGTCGCTTGTTATACCCGATAGTTGTGTTGACACTTCACTAATTAAGTCAGGAGAAATAAAGTCATCAACTGTCAGTCCCACTTGACCTTTAAGTGATGTGCCTACAGGCGATGTCAAAGCATCGACATCCAGCTTTATCATATTTTCTCTAAACTTCTCAGCTCCTTCCAAGCCGGCGCTAGCAAACATTGTTGCTAGTTTTCCTGCATCTTCTTGACCTGCCTTTACAATTCCTTCCATCATTGTTATTGTGCCACTCTCAACGTCACTAGCAATATCACCAAATCCAGCTGCAGTTAGCTTAGCAACACCTAAAGTCTCGTCAGTACCCATATTAACAATGCCTTGTATGCCACCCATCGCGGTGCCAATTACTTCTTGTACTGCACCAATTCCTGATGCAACTTTATCAAAACCCTCTGTTTTTAATGTCTGCATTGCATTTGCAGTCTCGTAAGCTTGTGTTCTAAAAGGTGCAAAGGTCATTGCGCGCATATCTTTATCTAGGTCAGCAGCAGTCTGCCTTGCTTGTTTAGCATTCGTAATCATGACATCAAAAGCTTGTCCCACATCTGCTTCATCTGTTGCTGCTGTTAAATCATCTAGATCGATTTCAAGTAAATCGGGATCAAAGAAATTTTCAACTTCTGAAGCTTGCATGCCTAGAGTACTTGCAAGCATATTTCTCTGTGCTTTTGTTAGATCTTCTACAGCAATACCTTGATCTATAAATGCATCCCTAATTCTATGTAAGAACTCCTCTTCATCCTCATTTGCTAGCTGCATCATCTCCATGGCATCCATGTGTACACCGAACACAGATGTCAGCTTACCAATTTCAGACGCTGCAGTATCAAATGACATAAACTTATTAACCATTTGACCAAAGGATCTATAGCTTGTTCCTAACTGTTGTAACGTCCCAACAATTCTTGCTGCTTCTTCTTCTTGAACATTTCCAAAAGTTTCAACATTAAGTATTATCTCTGTTATCCCTTCAGCTACTTGCTTGAATGCCAATCCTGTTGCATCTGATACTGATTTAGAAAATGCTGATATTTTCATTAGCGTTTCATTACTAGCTTCACCTGTACGCTGAATCTGTCTTTGCACCAATTCAGCAACTTTTTGTCCGGATATACCTAATCCTTTCTCAAAAGTTATAAGCTGGGCTTTTTGTGTCTCATCCATTTCATTGTATCTTAACTGATAATTATCATGAAATGCATTTTGCATATCTTCAGCAGCTTGATAAACTTCTTCAACATTTTTAAAGACTCTTTTCAATACATTGACTTGTTGACCACTACCATCTTGTAAATTTGCAACTAAACCAGAAGAAACCTTGGATAAGTCATCAGCAGAAGTTAGGTATATTTGCTGTGATTGCTCAAAATTGCGCATAACAGCAGCTGTTGTCTCATTTGCTGACTTTCCAGCAGCATTAATACCTCCAAGTGCCTCTTGTATCGGATCGTACATATTTGTTGCAAAACTGGTATACTCAGTAACTTTTTTATCAAATTCTGTTATTGCTTCGATACCGGTGTTAACTTTTGTTATAACTTCAGCTATAGGCGTAAAAAGCTTATCCATGAACCCTTTGGAATTTTTTGTAGCTTTTTCTGTTTTATCAGTAAAGTCAGCAGCTGGGTTACTTGGGATGGGATTTTCTGTTGGTGTGCTTGGAAGAAGCGCTGGTGGTGTGCCGGCATTAGTACCTCCGCCACCGCCTGCAGGTATATTTGCAATTGCTGCCTGGATGGCGGAAAGCATACCGTATACACCAGCGCTAGTATCTGATGCTGGTGCAGATAATGCAGCTGTAAAAGCTTTTGTAAGTATTTCTTGATCTGAATCGTCTAATGCCATTTATACACTCTAGTTATTATACATAATTATGCATCTCAGAAGTTTTAATCATGATAACTTTTTCATTATCTGATCTTGAAACTTGGCAAAATTCTTTGATTCATTATCTTTATTGACAGGCTTAAGCTCATTATTTTTTGAAAAATGTTTCAAAAGTCTTTCCATATACCATCTTCTGTACCTAACAGGTAGATTATGAATATCACTTAAACTCATCCTTAGGTGCATCATAAGCGCAAAAGACTCTTCGAGATAAATTTCCTTATAATTATCAGGAAGGCCAAAAAAACTCTCTCGACAAGGGAACTGACACCGAGGAAGCGCTTGTGCAATTTTCACAAACTAGATTATGTTGCATTTTTATCCCAGGCTCATTTTCCTTCATGTATTTTCTGAGCTGTCTAGAGTCATATGCCGGCATGTTAAGAACAAAATGTCTTATTTTATTTTTGTCTGCAATATGATCAATTTGTATAATTGACGCCTCCAGATTTGATGTGACATTGTTCTCAGTAAAATTTTCAAAGTGTTTTTCCATACGTTCTCTTACTTTGGCCATTTCTTTTTCATCACCAACTGTTAGAAACTTAAACCGCACCTTCTTTTTTGTAACAGGCAGTTCGTATTCAAAAATATTCTGTCCTGGACTTACTGGATCTATTTCTAGAAACTTAATTGCTAACTCGCTTAAATTCACACTTTCTTTATTTAGGTGATTACAATGTGGACAGTTAACTGAGATATTATAATCTGGACCGTATCCTGTTATTCTAACAGCAACCATAAGAGAGTTTCTATCGCCTAACAGAAGTTCATCTACATTTATCGATTTGTTAACAACACAAGACTTGATAAGTGTATTTAGCGTCTCACCTTTTTTAAGCAAAGCAGCAGAAGTAAGTATATCCTCTTCTTTTGCAGTCATTGCTTTGATATCGATTGTTTCTGATTTATAAAGCTGTGAGTCTGGATCATATACTACGCCTTGTGAGGGTAGTGGTACTGTCTCAACTGGGACTTCCCAGCCGAAATCATCTTTCATTATATTAGATTTTGGTATATGTGAATCACTCATGTTTTACTCTCCTACCCACTATTGTAAACCATGGGTTAGATCAGTAAAATAAAAAGCCGGTCGATGCCGGCTTTAAAAATAAATAACAAAAACTCAATTTAGAATTGCATGACACAATTATCGACAGCTAGCGTTAGTGTCACCTTCATAAGATCTTCACTGTCATAGGACAAAGAACCAAATGTTGCATTTGTAATAATTGCACCCTTGATATCCCATAGTTCTACAACTGTTCCNACAGGATCAAGCATTTTTAATTGCAAATCACGCTTATAAAAGTCAGCGTATCCAGCACGACCTGATACAGACTCATAGTGTGTTCGAATCCATTCCATTACTTGTTGTGCTCCAGACGGTGCGATGGGATCATGTAGTTCTACTGATATATCACTCCACTTAATCTTTCCGTTAGATACCATACGATAACTATTAATAAATTTAATTTCGGTACTTCCAATTGTAGCATCAGGCCTCTTTGTACTGGTAACTAAAAAAGAGTCAATACCTTCAAGAGCAAGAACCCATCGATAACCTCTTTTGGGCTCAAACTTATTTGGAAGCAAGTCTGTTACTGATAATGTTTCGGCCATTTTTTTCTCCTAATCGGTGTTTATAATTATCCGTTAAAAAAGTTTTTAAATTACTGCACCAGCATTTGTAACAACAAAGTCTAGTGAAATGAATTCTGCGGTTCTTGTAGGCTGCAAGAATATTTTTCCGCGGATTGTATTATTTTCTACATCTGCTTGAGTTGTAGTTGTTGTGTCAATGACAACCTTAAAGCGATCAACACCACTTTTCTCTTGCACACTTTGCAAAATAGGGTTGACAAGTGCACTAAATTTCTCAAGTGTCTCAACACGATTTGGTTCAAACAGAAGAGAGTTAGCAACATTTTTAACTTTTCGTCTAATGTCAATAAGTAACCTTCTTACATTGACTCGATCCAAAGCAGACGGACTCGCGAGAAGAGTCTTTTGACCCCAAACAACTGTTCCTGTTCCTGGGAATGCTGTGAGCGGATTAATATCTGCTGAGTATAAATCATCCAAGTTTGTTCTGTTTAATCTTACTGCTGCCAATTCAACAGCTTCTAAGGCACCTCTAGAGAAACCTGCTGGAGCAAACCAAGGATGTGCCAGCTGATCGTTTAATGAGAATGCGCCTAGTACAGCAACTGAGGGCGGTACCTGCACATTGCCTAATGTTGTTGGATCCTGTACAATTACATCAGGAAAATAAGCTGCTGCAAATGAAGAATCTAGGCCTCGATTTGAAAAGTTATTTACTGTATTAAGTACATGTGGTCTCTGCGCTGATCCTGTGATAACAGAGTTAAGAACATCGCGTTCTTCAATATCCATGATATACATAGCATCAAATCGATTTTCTACTGCTGTAATTGCAAAGTCTGTTATAACGGGATGTCTTATACCTGGAATTGCAAGAAGCTTAATATCGACATCTGATTTTGACCCCATTATGTCCACTGCTTTTCTATACGCTGCAGATGAAGAATCATCTTTTCCAAACTGTGATATATCTGTCATTTCCCTAATGATAGAAGCATTATTCATTGCTAGACGATCTGCATTAAATATATTTAGTCCGTCAAAACCACCTTGCATAACAGTTGTAAATTTAGAATATCTAACGTTTCCTACTCTTTTTAGATCACTGACTTTCCAGTGTCTAACTTTTGTTGTTGCATTTGCGCCCTTATTACCAGGTCTATAAAATGATGCGCTTAACCAGTATTCAGGATCAGCATACGTATCACTTCCTGTTCTTACTAAAAGTTTTTCAAGAGAAAATTTATTATTATTAAATAAGTCACAATCAAGTTTTGACCCATTTACATCTGCTACTCCAGGATTTTCACCTACCCTAACATTAGTTGTATCTGTTCTAAAATTAGGAAAATATTTAGCATACGTTTCATATGTCTTATTAAAAAGACTTGGCTTGTTTGGTTCTGCTGGAACTGTTTTTTGACTAGTTTGAACTCCCCAATAAAGTCTAGAATCAGATCTTTTATTAATGCCTATACTAAGAGATACTGTATCTCTATAGGGCGTAGGAGGTTCAATTATTCCTTGAACTGACGTTGATATTGCATAAATCGGATCTGCCTCATTAGAAAGCATAGATCCGGATGTTACTAAATGACCTAAACCTCTAAACCCTACAGGTAATGCTTCAGCGGGTACTGATCCTGCCTTGAGATCACTTGAAGGTTTGATTCTGATGAAATTAGATCTTACTGGGTAGTCACCTTCAACAATTATTTTTTGATTACTAACAGCATTATCAAAATCAAAGAATGTATTTTGATCTCCAATAACACGTACTACATAACGATCAGAGTTTAGATCTAATGATAATCCTCGGTAAGACTCAAGTACTTGTTTTTCTTCATCTGTGTCTCGAAAGTCTCTTACTATAAGATCAAATGAACCATACTTGTCTGTAGTAGATGTAGATACTTTTAAGTTTTCAATTGAGATTTTGTGCTTTGTATTTGCAAATTCCCCGTCAGAAAGAGATTCTACTTGAAATAAGCTGAAAGGTGCACCTCCGAAATTTTGTGAAATAATTGAGGGTGTTATCGGTGTCTTGAATCTATCACTAAAGTCCTCATAGTCTGGTACGTTTGCAGGTGCAGCTCCTATTCCGGCTCTTCCGGCAGATGATGTGAGTAGTAAAGCAATATCTTCCTTACCACCGCTTGTTGGGCTTTTATTACCCCCACCTGCATTAATTGTGCCTGACCCTGTTATTGTTGCAAAAGCACTGTGTATGTCATAATGACCATAAAGTAAGTGACCTTCTTTTTCAAAATCAAGCGGGTTAGTATTAAATACGTTTGCAAAATAAGAAGGTGAAGTTATATCAAAAGAAGCAGTAATTATATTCTTTT